TCGAGGCGCTGATGAAGCTGTTCGAGATCGAGCGCATCTTCGTCATGAAGGCCATCGAGAACACCGCTGCCAAGGGCGCGGCGAACGTGCACAGCTTCATCGGCGGCAAGAAGGCCCTGCTGTGCTACTCGGCGCCCCGCCCCGGCATCATGACCCCGACCGCAGGCTACACCTTCAGCTGGACCGGGTTCCTGGGGGCCGGCAGCGAGGGCAACCGCATCAAGCGCTTCCGCATCGAGCCGATCGAGTCGGACCGCGTCGAGATCCAGATGGCCTTCGACCTCAAGAAGGTCGCCGCGGACCTCGGCTACTTCTTCACCACCATCGTCGCGTAAGCGCGGCGCGAGCAGAGAGCGGAGGGGGCCGCCCCGCGGCCCCCGACCCGCGAGGAGGAGAGAGAGATGCCTATACGAAGGAAGCCGATAACGCCGAAGACGCCCCTCAGGGCGAGGAAGGCCTTCAAGATCAACGGCAGGCCCATCTCGGCCGGCAGCCCGTTCGACTGGACGCGCCTGGCCGTCTCCTGGCGCAGGGTCCGCCTCCTCTACGAGGGCGGGTTCGTGGTCGCAGACGGCCGCGCGGCCGCGCCGAAGGAGAGCGCGGTCGCGCAGAAGGAGGCCGCGGACACCGCGACGAGCGAGGCCGCGGCCACCGAGCAGGCCGGCCCCGTCGAGGCGGCAGAGGGGGCCCCCGCTGAGCGGGCCGTCGAGGTCCACCGCCGCGGGGGCGGCTGGTACGACGTCCTCGTGGACGGCGAGCCCGCGAACGAGTCCGGGCTGAGGAAGGACGACGCCGAGGCCATGGCAGAGGGGCTGAGGGCACGGGCGCCCGCGACAGAGGACCTCTTGAGCTGAAAGGGAGAGAAGGATGACATTAGAGAAGAAGAGGATCGAGGGGGGAGGCGGCAGGAGGCCGCTGATCGACTCCTCCACGCACTACGAGGTAGTCCTGGAGGGGGAGCACCACAAGATCCACGACGGCGACGCCTACAAGCTCATGGCGAGGTCGACGGACATCTCGACGACCCCCGTGCACCTGTCGTTCACCACGCCGGACTCGGCCGCCAGGATGCACATGGTGGTCCAGGCGTACGCCGTCGACGAGGCCACGCTGATCATAACCGAGGCGCCGACGGGCGGCGTGACGGGGGGCTCGACCGCGACGCCGATCAACAGGCGCCGCGACTCCTCCAATGCGTCCGGCGCGACGGGCGCACTCAGTGGCGCGACGGCGCCGACGGGCGGCACCGTTCTCCAGGCCGAGGACATCGGGGGCCCGGAGCAAGGCCCGGGCGGGACACCGGGCGCTTCGAGGGAAGCCACCGAGTGGGTGCTCAAGCCGGACACCCTCTACTCCTTCAGGCTCGCGGGCGCGTCGGGCGTCGGCAACATCACCCTGCGCTGGTATGAGCACGCGGACAGATATTAAGGGAGGACGACTGACATGACAGCGAGAAGCAAGGCGACACTGGCGGCGAACCTGGCGGCCGAGCTGCCCACCAAGGGCATCGGCGGCAGCTACTACAGGACGCTGAGCAAGATCAAGGCGTGGCTGGCGGACATGCTCGACAGCTCGAACAACGAGGCGGACTCCCCGTCCGTCAAGACCCGGAGCCTCAGCCTGGCCCACGACTCGGCGGCGTCGGTCGACATCGGCGACGCCCTGCCGGCGGGCTCGAGGGTGGTCGGCTACGCGGCGAGGGTCGACGAGACCTTCGACGGCACGGCCCCGACGGTCACGGTGGGGGACGGGACGACGGCGGACGCGGTCATGGCGGACTCCGCGCTCGACCTGACGGGGGCGCCGGCCTCGGGGGCCTCGTCCCTCATCGTGCCGGTGGACTACGCGGCCGCCACCCAGCTCACGGCCGCCTACGTGGCCGACGGCTCGGCCGCGGGCGCGGCAGAGATCACAATACTCTACGTGTAGGAGGGAAAGATGGCGGTGACAGAGGCACAGCTCAGGTCCCTTCTTCAGGACCCCACCGGGGCGGGCGAGAAGCTCTCCGCGGCGGACTACGCGACCATCATCGCCCTCGAGGACAACGTCTACCGGGCGGCCGCGACGGCAGCCAGGGCGATCGCCGCGAAGTACGCGGCCAATACGGACGTCAAGGCCGGCCCCGTGTCGGTGGCCAACTCGGACAAGTACGAGCACTACATCGACCTCGCCAAGAGTTTTGACCTGAGGGCACGGGAGGGCGGGGGAGCCGCGACCGGCGCGACTCCGCTCGGGCCGGAGCTCACGGGGACGTCGGTGTCCGAGATGAAGGCGGTCGAGGACGACACGGACCGCTACGGCTCGGCGTTCAGGCGCGGGATGACGGACAACCCGCCGACGGACGTCCCCCAGGAAGAGACGGGGTGAATTAGATGGGCGACTTGACCATAGCGCAGGACCTGCTCGACGGCGTCGCGGACGCGCTCGCGGACCTCGGGGCCACGAGGAAGGTCAGGGTGATCACCGCCGGCGCGCTCACGCCCGGGGACCCCGGCGCGGGAGGCGCCCAGTCCACGGCGGACTTCAACGTGGAGGCGGTGATCGTCGACTACGAGGAGAGGTACGCGGACGGCACGGTCGTCAGGGCCGGCGACAGGCAGGCCATACTCTCGATCGGGCCGCTCTCCGCGACCCAGGTCGCCGCGCTCGCCCCGGGGGCGAGGCTGGTAGACGGTTCCAAGACGTACAGCGTGGTGTCGGCGAACCTGCCCGAGGCGGCCGGCGTACCGGTCGTCGCGATCCTGCAGGTGAGGGGGACGAGTGGGTAGGAACGCGGACGAGATGAAGAAGGCGGGCAGAGTGCTGGTGGAGACGGTCCGGGAGGACGTCTTCGGCCTGGCGCTCGAGGTGCACGGCAACCTCGTCGAGGCCACGCCGGTCGACACCGGGCACGCGAGGATCAACTGGACCCCGACGGTGGGCGCGCCGGCGAGGGCGGAGGTGGAGGGCGCAGACCCGAGCTCGGCGGTGGACCCCGTCGCCGCGCTCGGGCCCGCGTCCCCCGGCGACACGATGTTCATCACGAACAACGCGCCGTACATCAGGGAGCTCAACGGGGGCAGCTCGCCGCAGGCCCCGGCCGGCTTCGTGGAGAAGGCGGTGCAGGACGCGGTGGACAAGAGGAAGGACAGGAGGCTGAGGTGACACCCAAGCAGGCGAAGAACGCGATCATGCAGCTGTACGTCGACGCCGTGGCCTCGGCGCACCCCGTCGCGCTGCCGAACCAGCCCTTCACCCCGCCCGTCGCCGGGCACGGCGTCGTGTGGACGAGGATCGACGTCCGGCTCGCCACCGGCGGTCAGGACTCGCTCGGCGCCGCGGGGCAGAGGAAGTTCCTCCGCGGCGGGACGGTCGTCGTGGAGGTGAGCACCACGAACGGTGACGCCACGAACCTGAACGACGACACCGCCCAGGCCGCGCTCGTCGCCCTCGACGGGGTCAGGGTGGCGGCGGACCTCTGGACCGACGGCGGCCGGGTGGTCACGGTCGGCCCGGACGGCGAGTGGTACAGGCAGAACGCCATAATCAACGTGCAATTCGAAGAGACGAGATAGATAATAAAAGGAGGTAACAGACCATGGGACGTGTCCTCACTAACAACTTAGGGCTCGCGTACGCCGCCGAGACCAGCCTGGGCGTGCTGCCCGGCTCCCCCTCGTGGAAGACGCTCGAGCCCAACGCCATCAACACCTTCGGGTCGAGCGTCACCACCGTCGCCCGGAGCCCGATCTCCAAGGAGCGGCAGCGCCGCAAGGGCACGGTCACCGACCTCGACAGCGCGGTCGAGTTCGACGGCGACATGACCCTGGACCACTTCATCGACTTCGCGGAGGGCTTCATGTTCGCGTCCTTCACGGGCCCCGTGGTGACGGTCCCGACGGCGGTCGCCGCCGCGACGGACGACTACGCGGTGCCGACCATGGCCGCGGTCATACCCGCGGGCCGGCTGGTCTACGCCAGGGGCTTCACGAACGCGGACAACAACGGCCTGAAGGTGGTCGACAGCGGCGGCACGACGACCTCCGTCCCGGTGACAGACTCCCTCGTGGACGAGGCCTCGCCCCCGACGAACGCCGAGCTCGCCCTCTGCGGCGTGCGGACGGCCGCCGGCGACCTCGACGTGGACGCGGACGGCAACATCACGAGCGCCGCCCTCGACTTCACCACGCTCGGCGTGCGCGCCGGTCAGGTGGTGTGGGTCGGCGGCGACGCGGCCATCAACCGCTTCACGAGCGCCGCGAACAAGGGCTTCGTCCGCCTCGTGAGCGTCGCGGCGCACCTCCTGGCGATAGACAAGACGGGCCAGACCTTCGTGACCGAGGCGAACACGACGCAGGAGGTCGACATCTACTTCGGCCGCTTCCTCCGGAACGTGGCCGTCGATGACTCCGACTACCTGGAGCAGAGCTTCCAGTTCGAGGGCACCTACCCGAATCTGATGGCGGGCGGCGCCGACGGGTACGAGTACGCCAAGGGCAACTACTGCAACACCCTGGGCTTCGAGCTCCCGCTGACCGACAAGGCCACCCTCGGCTTCGCCTTCGTTGGCACCGATACCGACGTCCCCACGGTCACCAGGGCGTCCGGCGCGTCGACCCCCATCATACCGCTGCAGACGGGGGCCTTCAACACTTCGGCCGACATCGCGCGGCTCCGCGTCCAGGAGGCCGACGAGACCGGGCTGTCGACGGACTTCAAGTCCCTGACCTTCAACATCAACAACAACGTCTCCCCCGAGAAGGTGCTCGGTCAGCTCGGCGCCAAGTACATGAACACCGGCAACTTTGAGATCGACATCGAGGCCCAGCTGCTCTTCACGGACGGCGCCGTAGTCGAGGCCGTGCGCGAGAACCGGCGGGTGACGATGGACTTCTCCGTCCGGAACGACGACGGGGCGATCGTCGTGGACGTGCCCAGCATGACCCTCGGCGACGGCTCCCGCGAGTACCCCGTGAACGAGAGCATCCTGATCAACACGACCGCCCAGGCGTACGGCGACTCGACCCTCGGCTACTCGGTCGGGGTCTCGATGTTCCCCTACGCGCCCAACTTCTAACAGCGACACCAACACAGGAGGAGCAAAGGCCATGAGCAACGACTTCAGCCACCTCCGCGCCCTCGAGGTGCGGGACAAGACAGCGACAGTGACCCTCTTCCAGGTGAGCGGCGAGCCCCTCTTCGTCGTGAAGCCGGCCACCGAGGCCAACAAGTCCTACTTCAACGCCGTGCTCAAGCGCACCCGCAAGAACGTGCGGGCCGTGCAGGCGGGGGCGATCAGCTCCGCCATGATCAAGGAGAACCGCGACGAGGACCGGGAGCTCTTCCCGAAGTTCGTCGTCACGGACTGGGGGCGCGTGAAGGACAGCAACGGCCAGGACGTCCCGTTCAGCGAGGAGGCCTGCTCGCAGTACCTCGAGGCCCTGCCTGACTGGCTCTTCGACGAGATCCGCAACTTCGCCGGCAACAGCGCGAACTTCGCGGACGGGGTGATCGACGCGGAGGGCTCCGCGGAGGACTGATCACGCGCCTGCTCTGGGAGCTCGAGTACAAGGAGAAGGAGTTCTCCGTCCAGGCCGCCCTCGCTAAGGGGCGGCCGCTTCCGGAGTGGGCGACGAACGAGCCGCCGCTGAGGCGCGGCGACGACTTCTTCCTTACCGCCTTCTACGACCTGAGCTCCTGCCGACAGGAGACGGCGGCCGGACCCGGGTCGATACCGTGGGACAGGAAGGTCGAGTACGCCGACAGGGCGGGCCTCGACAGGGAGATGTCGCAGGCGTTCGTCCACATAATAAGGGAGATGGACTCGGCCTACATCAAGTGGGCCATGGCGAGGATCAAGGCCGCGAGGCCCAAGATACCTAAGACGCCCAGGACCGGGGGGAAGCGTGCCCACATACAATATTGAGGTCGTCATAGACCCCGCACAGGGGGTCGCGAACGTCAAGAAGATCAGGGGTGCACTCGAGCAGACGGGCACCGCGGCCGACAAGGTCGGGGCGCTCGTCAGGAGGGCACTCGCCATCACGGGCCTCGCCCTCGGCGTCCGCGAACTCCGGTCCCTCGCGGACACCTATACCAATATCCAGAACAGGCTCCGCCAGGTCACAACGGGGACAGCGCAGCTCGGGGCGGTGACGCAGCAGCTCTTCGAGATAGCCAACAGGACGAGGGGCCAGTACGAGTCGTCGGCCGAGCTCTTCACGAGGGTGGCCCTCGCGACCAAGGAGCTCGGCCGCACGCAGGCCGAGACCCTCCAGTTCACCGAGTCGCTCAACAAGGCGGTCGTCCTCTCCGGGGCGAGCGCGGTGGAGGCTCAGGCCGGCATCATCCAGCTCAGCCAGGGCCTCGCGTCCGGCGCGCTGAGGGGCGACGAGCTCCGCTCCGTGCTCGAGCAGCTCCCCGCCGTGGCCGACATCATATCCAAGTCGCTCGGCGTCACCAGGGGCGAGCTCCGCAACCTGGGCGCGGACGGCAAGATCACGGCCGAGATCGTCCTCGACGCCTTCGCCAAGGCGCGCGAGGAGCTCGACCAGCGCTTCGCCAAGACCCTCCCGACGATCGGCCAGGCCCTGTCGGTCCTCAGGAACCAGGTCCTGCGCACCTTCGGCAGCCTCGACCAGTCGCTCGGCGCCTCGGCGTCCGTCGCGAAGGTCATCCTCGTCCTGGCGAACAACATAGACGTCCTCGCGCGCGCCGCGGCCGCGGCGGGCATCACGATAGCCGTCATCTTCGTGCAGAGGGGCATCAGCGCGGCGATCGGCGGCATCAGGGCCTTGACCCTCGCCATAGCGGCCAACCCCATAGGGGCGATAGTGGTGGCCGTGACGGCCGCCGTCGCGGCGCTGGTGGCCTTCAGCGACCAGATCCACATCGGGGCGGACGGCGTGACGACCCTCAGGGACTACGGGGTCGCAGCCTTCCAGCTCATCCAGCAGTACGCGGGCCCGGTGGTGCAGCTCCTGCGCGACGGCTTCACGGCCGCGGTGGACAGGGCCAGGCAGGGCCTGGCGTCCTTCGGCCTGACCTTCGGGGACGTGCTCGACGCCGCGAAGACCGCCATCAACTCGTACATAGGCCTGTACTACGGGCTCTACAAGGCCGGTCAGGTGGTGTTCACCAGGCTGAGGGAGCTCATCCTCAAGGCCGTCGGGTCCGACACGGCCCAGACGATCATCGAGAACTTCAAGCTGGTGATCGGGTTCCTGGTCGAGCAGTTCCAGGGCTTCTTCTCCATCATCCTCCGCGGGCTCAAGGCCGTCGGGGTCGCCACGGGCGAGCTCGCCTCGGTCGTCGGCGCGGAGTTCCAGCTGCCTGAGCTCAAGGTTCCGGACAGCGTCAAGGAGTTCGGGGCCGAGGTCAAGGACGCCTTCGTGGACGGCTTCAACCGCGACTTCGTGGGCGACTTCGTGGGCGTCGTGACCCCGGCGTTCAAGGCCCTGCAGGACAGGGCGAAGGACGCGGCCGCCGAGCGCCTCAGGAACGAGGCCGCGGACCAGGCAAGGCTGAATGCGGCGAGGGAACAGCTCGCGGTAGCCGGACCGGCGAGGCCCAAGGGGCTCGACGCTGACCTCGCGAAGATCATCGCGGAACTGAAGAAGGAGGGCGATGCCCTCAGGCTGACGAACACCGAGCGGGAGATCGCCGAGGAGCTCATCAAGGTCGAGAAGACCCTCAAGCGCGACCTGACGACGACCGAGCGGGCGCTCGTGGAGCAGCAGCTCAGGGCCAACCAGGCGCTCCAGGCCCAGTCCGACGCCCTCCAGTCTATCAACGGGCCGCTCGAGGAGTTCAAGACCACCCAGCAGGCCCTGAACGGCCTCCTGCAGCAGGGCGCGATCTCGGCGGCGCAGTACAGCCAGGCGATCGCCCAGACGCAGCTCGCACAGGGGCTCCAGGGCGTCCGCGCTGAGCTCCCGGGGCAGCAGAGCGACGCCGAACTCCAGGCCCTCCAGCAGGCGCAGGACGCGAGGACCGAGATCCTCCGCCAGGCGATGGACGCCAGGCTCATCACGGAGCAGGAGTACCTGGAGCTGTCGCGCGAGGCCAACCAGAAGTACAACCAGGACGTCATGGCCTACGAGACGGCCAGGTTCCAGACGCAGCTGCGGCAGGGGCAGAGCATCTTCGCCTCCCTGTCGAGCGCGGCCAAGTCGTACGCGGGCGAGCAGTCGGGGATCTACCAGTTCCTGTTCAGGGCGAGCAAGGCCTTCGCGATCGCCGACTCGACCGTCAAGATCATCCAGGGCATCGCCGACGCGGCGGCGAACCCCTACCCGTACAACCTGGCCGCCATGGCGAGCGTCGCGGCGGCGACCGCGGGCCTCGTCGGCCAGATCCAGGGCACGAACCTGCAGGGCTTCCAGAGCGGCGGCCAGTTCAGGGTCGGCGGGTCGGGCGGGCCGGACAGCCAGCTGGTGGCCTTCAGGGCCACGCCGAACGAGACGGTCTCGGTCAGGACGCCGGGGCAGGACAGGCAGCAGGCCCAGGCGCCGCCGCAGGAGCAGCAGCCCATAAGCATAGTCAACGTCACGGACCCGAGCCTCCTCGAGAACTACCTCAACACCCCCGCGGGCGAGAGGCTGGTGGTCAACACGGTACAGAGGAACGGGAGCCAGCTCTCCAGGTTCTTCCAGAGGGGATAAGGAGGAGAACGCATGACAGCAGTCGCCACAGGCAGCGTGACCGGCCACCTCGCCCTGCTCACGGCCCTAAAGACCTTCCTCACGACGGACACGGACCTCGTGACGGCGGGCGAGGAGTGGGCGGTCGAGAAGGACGAGACCATCGCCAGCTACTCCATGTCGAACCCGACGGTCAGCATCCCGTCGGGCGGCTGGGGCACGCAGTTCAGGGACGTGTACTTCACGGGCCCCGGGCTCGCGGGGACGGACGCCATCCACGTGAACATCAGGGCCTACGACGTCCCGGCCGTAGGCGCCTACAGCTGGATGATACAGG